ATTGAAGAATGGTTAGCTTTCTGTGATAATCCTAAATTAAATGATATCCATACTAAGAACCAAAAGGATCTAAATCTTGTCTCAAGACTTATCGCAAAGATCTTCCTCTTCAGATGTATCTATCGTGGTCCAGCCTTTGCTTATTCTATGGACCCCGACTTTGCAAATGTATCTAAATCACCTAAGTTTTGGCAAGGTATTATCGACAAGTTCTTCGACAAGTATCGGGGATTAAATGCTTGCCACACAAAGTTAATACAAGAAGTAACAAGAACAGGACAAACAGTCAGTCCCTTTGGACGAGTACATCAACACGAAAAGAAAAAAGGTGAATGGTATATCCCTGATATTACTAATCACATTAATCAAGGATGTGGTGCTGATGTAATGGTAGTAGCTAGAGTATTAGCATTTAAACGATGGAAAGACTTAAGATTAGAAGGACACTTCATCTCTACAGTACATGATTCCATCGTAATGGATGTACCAGATGATAATGTTAAAGCTGCTGCTAAGATGTTGTTTGGTGTCTTTAAAGATTTACCCAAGGCTATTTCACAGGCCTATAAAGTGAAGTGGGATTTACCCCTTTTATGTGAGATTGGATATGGTCCTAATCAAAAGGACTTAACAGAAATTAAAGAAAGTGATCTATAAATGCGTATTGAAATTATTAATGTACAAGCTGCAACTAAGCCAACTAAAACTGGTAAGACCTATGTTCAACTAGATGTTGCTTACAAGAATCTAACTCGTGAGGGTAAGATTGAAGGTAAGAAGATTATGCCATTCCAGAATCCCGATGTTCATGCTAACCTACAAAAGGCTACTATGGGACAAGTATTTGAAGTCACCACAGTAAAGGAAGGTGAATACTGGCAATGGTCTAATGTACAAGAAGTAGCAAAAGGAGGTAATATGGAACCACAAACATCAGCAGCATCCAGTGGGTATGCAAGTAAAGGTACTCCCTCTCCTAAGAGTACATATGAAACACCAGAAGAACGTGCTGCTCGTCAGCGACTAATTGTTCGTCAATCTTGTCTAAGCAACGCAGTAGAAACCCTCAAGGTTGATAAGAAGGGTGTTGATCCTACTGAAGCCCTTAAGTTAGCAGAACGCTATGTAGGTTGGGTGTTTGGTGAAGAAGCTTCTGTGTCTAGTATAGCACCGGACTTTAGTGACATGGACGATGATATTCCAATGTGAGAGATCCCAAAAGCTAGGGAAGCAGACAATGCATACAGTAGGTAGCTGCGAAGCTACCCTCTCACACTAAAAGGATAATAAAGTGATTCCATCTTATTTATATAAAGTAAGTTTTCCTACAGGAAGTAACTACATCTGTAATCCACCTGTAACTAATACAGATGTAGATGAAATGTTTCTTGTAGACGATTTACAAGAAGTTAATTTTCAACTAACTGGTTTAGGTTGGACGAAGTGTGGTTTAGAAGAAGAAACATATCAAGATAAGCCAAGTCATTGGGCTGCTTATCGTAAAGAAAACATGAATGCGCTTCTTACTACAGATCTAAAGTATTTTATGGATTTCTTTAAAGCAACTGAAGAAGCTAAACATCTTAACTTACTTAATAAAGAAGATCGAGTTGCTTTGTTTCAAAAGATTCTAGGGGAAGAACCTAAGAAGAAAAAAATGAGAATAATCCTAGATGAATTTGAAGAACTTATACGGCCAATAATGAATGAGAGAATGAGAAATGCCGCACAACCAACAGCGGAACAAATAAGAGAGTTTTGGCGTGCAGATGGGCTTGCATAATGATAGGTAACCTAGACGGCGATTTAATTGCGTTCAGATGCTCTGCTTCTGTTGGTTTAGAAGGTGAGGAGGAAATAGCAATCCTTCGAACTGATAAATTAATGCGAGATTTACTTTACAATACAGAAAGTACTAGTTATAATTGCTATCTTTCTGGTAGGAATAATTTCAGGAAGAAAGTAAATCTCGATTATAAGGCTAATCGAAAGGACAAAGAACCACCACGTTGGTTACAATCTTGTCGAGAGTACCTTATAAAGGAATGGAATGCAGTAGTATCTGAAGGTTGTGAAGCAGATGATCTTCTTGGTATCAATCAGCACAATACAGATTCAGTTTGTATCTCCCTTGACAAAGATCTTCTAATGATAACTGGTTGGCATTTCCGCTGGTTAGATAATGAAAAGCTCTTTGTAACACCAGATCAAGGTTTGAAAGCCTTTTATAAACAAATGTTAATTGGCGATAAATCTGATAATATATTTGGTGTCAGAGGGATTGGCCCTGTAAAGGCTGCTGGTATCATTGATACACTTGATACTGAAGAAGAAATGATTAATACAGTCTTTAAGATGTATGAAGAAGATGCAGAGAGATTCTGGATGAATGCCCAGTGTCTCTGGATAATGCAAAGGGAAAAAGAAACATGGCAAGACAGAGTAGATTACTCGACTTTACCAGAAACATTGCAACTCGTATTGGAAACGAAGTCAAGTTTTATGAGATCTTTGATGGAAGGTACATCAATGGAGCTTATTACGAAGCCAGTGATGACGTCTGGTATCCTAAACAGTGGGGACTTGACGGTAGTCTCACCCCAGATAGCCGAGACGATTTTGACTTAATTAATTGTGCGAAAAAAGAAACCACCTAATTATAAAAGTAAGTTTGAAATAGATATTGCTAATCTATTAGGAGATAAAGCTGAGTATGAACCAGATAAACTTAAGTTCATACAGCCTGCTAAGAATCGTACTTATTGTCCTGACTTTAAGATAGGACCTTATACGTATATTGAAGCTAAAGGTAAATTTACCTTTCAAGACATGGATAAAATGTTATGGGTAAAAGAACAGCATCCTGATAAACAATTTCTAATCTTGTTTATGAATGCTAATAATAAGATTCGTAAAGGAAGTCCTACTACTTATGGTGAGTGGGCTACAAAGAAAGGATTTATATGGGCCGATTGGAAAAGCCAACGGATACCAACAAGCTGGTTCGAGTCCGCTTTAAATACTCAAACGGACACTACGAAATCCGAGAGTTCAAAACTTGGGATGATGCCGTCCGATTCGGATGGAACGAAGGAGACAACTGTGTTAACTGGGAACAATTAAATAAATGATACATGCTATCATACCCGATATCCAAGCTAAGCCGGGACAAGATTTCTCTTTCCTTACTGCTGTCGGTGAATATCTTGTAGAGAAACAACCAGATCGTTGGATTTGTATTGGTGACTTTGCCGACATGCCAAGTCTTAGTTCTTATGATGTAGGTAAGAAGTCCTTTGAAGGTCGTAGGTATCAAGATGATCTCATTGCAGCTAACAATGCAATGAATGCGCTTCTTAGTCCATTACGTAAGTATAATACAAGAGCTTTTGTTAATAAGAAGAAACAGTATCATCCAGATATGTTTATGTTTCTTGGTAATCATGAACATCGTATTGAACGTGTGATTGAGAATGATCCTAAACTAGATGGTACTATTAGTACAGATCAATTACCGTATCAAGACTGGAAAGTCTATCCCTATCAACAAGTTGAAATTATTGATGGGATTGCTTATACTCACGTATTTACTACTGGTGTTATGGGCAGGCCAGTTACTTCGGCACGTGCTCTTGTAACTAAGAAGCATATGAGTTGTGTTCAAGGACACAATCAGAAGATGGAAATCTATAATGAATACAAAGCAGATGGAACTCTTATCACCGGACTCTTCGCAGGATGTTGCTACATGCATGATGAAGACTATCTCGGACCACAAGGGAATAACTATTTCCGAGGAATCCATATGCTCTACGACGTTAAGGAAGGTGGATTTCACTGCCATTCCATCACTCTGGATTACCTCCTTAAACGGAATGCTAAACGAAAACGAGATAATGGAGCTATGGTATGAATACAACACCTAAACAAGTATGGCCCCTTGTAATCAAAGATATGATTGCAAGAAATGAGATGGGAGCAGAGAAGTATAATCGGTATCTTCAAACAGATTGTCCAGACTCAATGCTTCAACATTTATATGAAGAAGCTTTAGATTTAGCTGTGTATCTTAAAACACAGATTGAGAAACAAAAATTAAACGCTGTGAAGCGAGAGGAAGAAAAGACTAATGGACTTAAAGAAATATCAGGAATGGACTCTAACAACTGCTGTATATCCGGATGCGGGGAAGAACACGTTCAACGAGACCCTGTATCTCGTACTTGGTTTATCTTCTGAGGCTGGTGAAGTAGCCGGTAAGATTAAGAAGATTATTCGAGGAGATAACGTTGATCCAGAATCTTATATTAGTGAGTTGTCTGACGTGCTCTGGTATCTTACTCGTTGTTGCAGTGGTGTTGGTATTACTCTAGAAGATCTTGCTGCGTATAACTACACTAAGTTAGAAGCACGTAAGAAAGAAGGAACTATTAAGGGAGAGGATCAGTCTGATGGAAGTAGAATTATTACACCTAACACCTAATGCTGAAGAGTTTATTGGCAGGTGTGCTTCTATCTGTTATGATTCAAGTCAAGATAGCGGAGCGTGCGTCAAGCGCGCTGCCGCTTGTGTCTCTAAGGGCCATCTTGCAACCTTACGCTTTGCACACGCAACATTCAAAGTAAAAGGAATTTCTCGGGCTTGTAGTCATCAGTTTGTAAGATCTAAACATCTGGACTTTCTACAAAGATCACAACGATATTGTTCCGAGAAAGATGTAGTTTTTATATATCCATACGAAGATCCTAATGTACAGCAACATTTTGATGCTAGTTTAGAACTATATAAACAACTACTACTTAAGGGAGCTAAGAAAGAAGATGCTAGGTTTGTACTACCAGAAGCTACTTGTACTGAGTTAATTGTCACTGGTAACTTACAAGCGTGGTTAGATTTCATTGAACTACGATCTGGGAAACATGCCCAATGGGAAATCAGATCTGTAGCAAAAGAGATTAATACTATCTTAGCTAAAGAATGTCCTAATATCTTTAAGGAAATAGAATGAGTGTCCTATTAACAACTCTATTATCTGCCGTAATTCCTGTTTCAATTGAAGGAATTAAACAGATAATTACCACCAAGATGGGTGGTGTTAAGCCTACTACGATTGCTGAACAGTTACAGATAGATGATTCAGAGATCAAGAAATTACAGGCCGTAGCACAGCTTGATAATCCGGGAGGCACACCTAGTCAATGGGTAGTTGATCTCCGTGCTAGTAGCCGTTACATAGCTGCTGGTATCGTTATTATTGGGGGTACTTCCACCCTTTTTATTTCAGGTATAGATATGGAAGTAAAAGCCTTGGGATTTGAAGCTGCTAACATAGCATTCGGATTTTTATTTGGTTCTCGTATTACAACAGGATTTTTTAAGAAGTGAAAACATTGCAAGAGTTTAAAGGTGAACTAACCGAGAAAGAGGAGGTCGAATTGATTGACCTTCTCGAGATTACATCCTATGATATTGTGGATCGATTTGATGATCGTGTAGAAGAACATTGGGAAGATGACGACAGGGATGACGAACTCGAAGAAGATTGTGACGAATAGACAATTGGAACGTGATACTCAACAAGGTAAGATTAAGTATCGTCTAAGGGAAATAGAAGAGATGGAACAAAAGAAAGTAGTTAAGGATTATATCCAATGCTCTTGTTTGGATTCTGCCTTTGAACGTCAAGCAATTGATAGTGGTCTTGTGACTGAACCGGCCTTCCCGGAAAATAAAATTTATATGAAACAAAAGAATGCAAATAAATAGATTTAAGACTTCCTTTGCGGAACGAATCTTTAAACAGAAGTATGCCCAAGGACCAAATGACAACTGGGACGCATTAGCTGAACGATTAGTAGAAGATGTGTGTGGGACTAGGTGGGGTACAGAACGTGCCTTAATGTCAGATAGTGATCGGAAACAGCTTGTTGAGTATATTAAGACGATGGTCTTCTTGCCAGGCGGACGTTACCTCTATTATTCTGGACGTCCTAACCATTACTTTAACAATTGCTTCCTTCTCCGAGGGGAAGAAGATACTCGTGAAGAATGGGGTGAGTTAGTTAAACGTGCTACAAATTGTCTTATGACAGGGGGTGGAATCGGTGTTGATTATTCGCGCTTCAGAGCATCAGGTAAACCTTTATCCCGTACAGGAGGGATCAGCAGTGGGCCTCTACCACTCGCTAATGCAATTAATGAGATCGGGCGAAGTGTCATGCAAGGAGGATCACGGCGTTCTGCAATTTACGCCTCGCTCAACTGGTTGCATGAAGACATACCACTCTTTATGAAGATAAAGAATTGGTCAGATGATGTTAAGTTTATGAAGGAAAAGGATTTTAACTTCCCTGCTATGCTTGATATGACTAACATCTCGATCAACTATGATAACAAGTGGAAGTATAATGCAGATCGAGCCAATCTTCATACCTTCGTAGAGAACTGTCGTCAAGCAATGATGACTGGAGAGCCGGGATTCAGCTTTAACTTTGATGAGAAAGAAAATGAAACTCTTAGGAATGCTTGTAGAGAAGTCACTAGCGAGGACGATAGCGACGTATGTAACCTTGGTAGTATTAACCTTGGTAACATTACTTCTATCGACGAGTTTAGGGAAGTGGTTTCCTTGGCTAGTAAGTTTCTTGTTTGTGGTACTCTTCGTGCTGATCTACCATATGACAAAGTATACAAAGTACGAGAGAAGAATCGACGACTAGGCTTAGGTCTTATGGGAATACATGAGTGGCTTCTGCAAAGAGGATATGGATACGAAGTAGTACCAGAATTACATGAATGGTTAAAGGTATATGAACAAGAAAGCAAACGAGCCGCTGACGAACATTGTGAGCATCTATACATCTCTAAGCCTGTTGCATACCGCGCAATTGCTCCTACTGGAAGTATCGGAATCCTTGCCGGAACGACAACCGGAATTGAACCTCTCTTTGCAGTTGCTTACAAACGTCGTTACCTCACTAACGGAACTCAGTGGAAGTATGAATACGTCGTGGATAGCACAGCAGATCAACTCATTAAACAACATGGACTTGATCCGCAGTCAATCGAAACAGCTTATGGATTAAGCCATGATTATGAAAAACGAATTAAGTTCCAAGCAGGAGTCCAAGACTATGTAGATATGAGTATCTCATCCACAATTAACTTACCAGCTTGGGGTACTAAGAATAATAATGAATCTAAGGTACATGAGTTTGCTCAGATTTTATCTAAGTATGCACCAAGACTTAGGGGTTTTACATGTTACCCCGATTCAGCCCGTGGGGGGCAGCCACTAACTGAGGTGCCTTACGTAGAAGCAATGGCGCATCGAGGAATTGTATTTGAGGAGAATGGAGATGCAGCTTGTAAATCTGGTGTGTGTGGAATCTAATCTAGATCCTCAATATATTGCGGGGTTCTTTGACGGTGAAGGTTCAATTGGGATATACCCGCGTAGTTGGAATAGAAACCATACAATTAGATATTATGTTTTGGTGGTTTCATTGGGGCAGTCTGGAGAAAAAGGTAGATCTCTTCTTACTAAATTAGCGGAGAAGTTTGGTGGTTCTGTCTATCAGAACACCCAAAATGGTGCTAAGAAAGTGATGTGGAAGTGGAATGTATCTGCTAATAAAGGAAAGGACTTCCTTAACTGGATGCTTCCCTATTTATATATAAAACGCGAGGAAGCTCTATTGGGAATTGAATTTCAGGAGACACCTAATAAACAACATTCTGATATTAATGCAACTAAACTTGCGTTGGCAATAAAGGAATATAAATAGTGGTTCTTAAAGTAGTACCTATTGGTGGTATGTGTCTTGGTATTGAATGGTTGTGGAGTGTAAGAGTTCTAGTAATAGATCTCTTAGTAGTACGATTTTATATAGGAAATCCTAAACGTGTTTGAGAATGAATTAAATGAAAAGAAAATGCTAGATGAACTGTGGTTTGCACAACAACGATTAGATCTAGAGATCTATAGTTGGTTAAAGAATACAAGTGTTAGCTTTAATTAAGAAATGGGAAGGCTGTAAACTAAAAGCATATAAGGATGGAGGTGGTGTCTGGACCATAGGTTATGGTACTACCTTCTATCCCGATGGTTCTAAGGTTAAAGAAGGTGATGTATGTACAATAGAACAAGCTGAGAACTGGTTACAGATACACTGTAATAACCTTGTCTTTGAAATATTACATGAAGTTAAATCTACTTTAAAAGAAAACCAATTAGCTGCTTTAGTTTGCTTTGTTTATAATATAGGTATGGGTGCCTTTAAGAAAAGCACAATGCTTAAGTTACTTAATGAAGGTAAGATAGGAGAAGCTGCTGGTCAGTTCCCTAGATGGAATAAAGATAATGGTAAGGAAGTTCAAGGACTTACTAATCGTCGTCTAGATGAACAGAAGTTATTCCTTAGTTAAAACAAAAGGCCGGAGGGGAACCAACCCCGACCGGCCTTCTTTATTTAGTCTCTTCTAAAATTAAAGAGACCTTGTGCTGCTCGTTCTCCACGTTTAGTCACCTTACCAGCTTTGTTCATAAGCATACGAACATCTTGAGGTGCTACTCGATTAAAGATTTGACGTTCAACAAGATTATTTATTTCTTTCTCAGTTAAATCAAGATCCATAAGAGTTTGTAGATGTTTCCTGTTACCGGTTTCGGTAAGTTTAATGGCTGCATTATCTATACGCTCTTGTCTCTCCTTTTCCTTAGAAACAACTTGGTAGTTAGTTAACTCTTCCATACGACTATCTGTTGATTTACCTCCTAAATAACCTGCTACTTTATCAGCAGTAGTTCTACTAGAAGAAGCTTCTCCACTCTTACCAATAATCTTCTTACCTGTATTCTCTCCAAAGACAGTAGTCTCATTAAGACCAGATACTTCTTTAATACCATATCCTATTGGACCACTTGGAGCTACAGTCTCAAAAGCTTTCTTAACCTCAGCAGCCTTTGCATTATCACCAATACCCTTAGCAATATCTATAACGGCTCCCGGAACACTCATAGCCCACTTATGAAGTGGCATCATATCTAGCATTGGGGTTTCGCCAGCAGCGAGGGATAATAGATTTGCAGGTAAAGATTTATTAGGTCTGGATGAACTAGCTATATCAATACCAGTTAAACTACCCCCACCTAACATAACTGCGTCAGCCATCTCTTGAGAAACACCATCCTTTAAAAGACCTTCTTTAGAATATACTAGATCAAAGTAAGAAGGTAGTTCATAGACACCAAACTTTTCCTTTAATAAAAGACGTAATGCTTCATACTCTTGAATGAATGGTAAACCCTGTGCTCCACTAATTGCGATAGATAATGCTGCAAAATGAACTAGTGGCATCAAAGTCTTAGCATCTTTCTTATCTATATAACGAACCATTCCAATAAGATTACCAAGCATGTTCTGCCCATAGCTTTGTAAAGGCTTCATTGCATCACCAACAAATCCCATATGGCTAAAGAATGCAGGTGAGTTTGCCTTATCATAGAGAGTTAATGTATCCCCAGTCTTAATGATAGATGTATTAACATCCCCAGTCATCTCATAAAAAGCAGCAAAGGTCATTATACGGGAGAGACTTTCTGCGCCACGTCCCGGTGCTTGTAATAGAACCCAATCCTTTAATGCTTCTACGATAGGCTTACTTGACTTCTGTAAGGCAAAGGACTCCATAAACTGAGCATCAAATGTCTTTGTTGTTCTAGAGACTTCTTTAATAACATCCCACAATTCTTTGTTACCCGAGAATAATTTAAACATTCCCTTCATAAAAGTAGCCGGTGCTTTGAAGGGCTGTTGATAAGCCATCTTAGCTATTGTCATTGGTGGGACTGAAAGAATCTGAGCTAACACAAACAGAGGTTTGGCTGTCATAAAGAATGCAGTAAATGTATCTCTAATGCCTTGTGTAGTCACTTCCATTAAAGGTTTATCAGAAGTCCGTTCTTTACCAAACACATCTAGAATATCATTCGCTATCTTATCTACTCGATAACTTAACTCCCCACCTAACTCATTAACAAAGTCCACATTCCGATTAAGACTATTATCATACATCTGTTTAATAGCATCATAAGAATTAGGATTATTCTTCTGGAAGTCTGGATTCTCTAAGACTTGTCCAAATACATGCCTATACTTCATTGCACGCATCTGCATAGCCTTCTCAGATATAAACTGTTCATTAGCTTCTTTAAATGAACGGCCCATTTCCTCTTTTGTTCTAAAAGCTTCATTGCCTTTATAACCAGCAATGTTATATCTATACTCGTGGTGCTTACCTAACTTACCACCTCTTGTAACAA